TGCTAGACTGTCAATCAAAGCGCTGAGGTTCCCGTCGTTGTGAAGCTGAGAGCGCAGCAGCATAAGTTTCTTAGCCGCGAGTGCGGGAGCGTCAGAAGAGACGAGTTTAATGCCGTGGTCACCGCGCTTTTCTCTCGTGGCACGACCGTGGTACGGGTCGTATGGTCCTCGCGTCGTGGTCGGATCCCCATCTGTTCGATAGACGGCCATGACGCCTGTTTCCCGGTAGGATGGTGACGCGACAATTGCGTCGAGAGGATGATACGTCGTCACGCCAATCAGCTGTCCACACTTCCATCGAGATCTCATACTCTCAACGATCGACCAGACGGAGGCGTCGCTGGCTCGGGTTCTCATTCGCGTCGCGTCGTCGATTCTCTCCGCAAACGATCGCAAGACGGACTGGCCGTGAGCACGCATCGAGTCTTCAAGAGAGCGACCGCCGGCGCGGATCGCGAGCCTCGTCAGTGTCGCCGTGCCCTCGAATCCGGAAACGAAGTCCACTGCTGCACCGATGCGGGAGGACTTGAAGAGATCAGACATCGCGATCGGGAGCAATGGTCTCGCAGTCGACAATGCTTTGAGTAGCCTAGTGTCAGCCCCGGAGAGTACATCGGATATGAGCGACGCCACATCTGAATTCCGACAAGAACCATGCAGAGCATCACGCACGATTCGTCGGTTCGGCGGTGCTGTCGACGAGAATTTCTTCAGTGGTGCGGAGAACGGATTGAGAAGGAGGCCCGTCAAGTCCGGAGACTCGTCGTATGCGCGATGAGATCGAAGATAATGAAGATATCGACGTGCGAAGTCAGTGTTCGTGAGAGTGAGTGATGCGATTGATGAGCTCAGCGGGTCGGATACTCCGCGGTAAAGATACGAGGCGACGCCGGTTGCGCCGATGCCTCCGAGATTCGTCGGAAGAATCAGAGAATACTCTATGAATCTGTCCATCTGGGAACGAGTCGTCGGCAGCTTCAAGTATCTTCTACCGCTAAGCATCTCGAACAGGAATTCCGCTTGCAGCTCGAGTGCCAGAAAATACGTCTCGAGCGGCCTTTCTGCGGGATCAGAGGCCGATAGCAGATTCGCGCAGTAGGTCTCGTATCTCTCTGTTATCGAAGAGGAATGCTCGACACCCGCGAATGAGACACGAGCTAACGGTTTGAGGATCGGGTCCATCGGGATCCCGCGAACCCAGAAACGCTTCTCGTACGAGACTACAGTGTCTGAGGCGACACACTCCTCCGGCTTCACAATCTGCCCGACCTCCCTGAAGGACCTCTCGAGACGTGAGAGTATTTCCGTCATGAGTTCGGATGTCTTAGCATCCTTCTCCCCCTCGAGACATGTCGCGGTCACAGTTAACACCTGATTGTCCCCTTGGCCTGACAGCGAATACTCCACTCCGAGGTCCCGAACTGCATTCTCGACGACAGCGATGGTCGCCGCAGTCCAGCCCTTCTGGAATAGGCCCTCGATTCCGCCGAGATGTCCGCGCCAAGAGATGTCTGAGTCCTCAAGGTCGTGGGGGCCGATGTTGTGAGTAACACCATCCGCCGCCACGTACATCCTGCAAGACTCAAAGAACTTGTGCGGGAATGTGAAAACGCCGGCGAGTCCGAAGATCTCTCCGAACACGACGCCAATTTCGTGCATGAGGAGGCCGCGCCACAACAGGTTCCAGCGAGTGAGGTCTATCTCGAGGAAGAGCTTGATGACGCAAGGGTCGTCAATAGATCTACTGTCTCGGTCAAACCGCTGTAGGAGAGCAACGCGATCCATCGTCATCGTCTGCTGAGGGATGTACTTGAACGCTTCCTTGATGTTGTGCTCGACCGCAGAGAGGGCGAGGCGCGGGGCGAGAGGCAAGACGCCAAAGAGACGCGGGGCGATCTTGTGCTCTTCCTCCTTCGGCACTAGTCGGATGATGCGAAGAGAGTCTGCGAACCCTTCCTTCTGTACGGTCTCGATGATTTCGCGAACGGACACATGCCCTTGACGGAGGGTTTCTAGTAAGAGTCTAGTCTCAGTTTTCCCCTCCCCGTGCTTCACGCTCGGAGCTCCAACCGTCATGGACCCTTTCGGCCTGTAACCGTCCATCACCTCCTCAAGTCGTCGCCCGACAGACTTATCGTCCAGAAGTTCGAGGTAGTTCGGGAAGTAATTGAACTCGATGAATTTCTCGAATTCCACGTGCGCCCAGTCCTCGAGTGGATAGTCGCCTGGCGCGAGGTCAACGACCCCTCGGCGCCTGAGCCTCTCGAGTTCGGTTCCGGATTCAAGAAACTTCATGGGTGGCCACAGAGCGTGCTTTTCGATGTACCCCCGGAGAATGATGTCCCGTAAAGACCAAGCCGTTCTTAACGTGTCGTGGTAATTAGTAGAATCTGGTATTTTTCCGTGATCCTGAGACGAGCGCCCTCCTGCTTTCGGGTCGACGATCGGGAATCCAGAAGATTTTATGAGCCCGAACAACTCTAGTGTCACTCGTGGGTCGGTGACGGTCTGTAGCATGTTCGCGTACTCGTCGACCAGCGGCGTGGTCCCCTTCGCGAGCGCGCGCTCCTTCGATCGGATCTTCTCAAGCATCGCATTCCATGATGGTCTAGCTGCGGAATCAAGATTCGAGGTAAGTTCGGTCACCCACGCGCGACACAGAGACTCCGGCGCTTTCACGATTTCGTAGCCTGCGTTCCCGTACCTCGCCACGAGCCCGTCCTGCCAAGCGAACTGCCACTCAACGAGATCCGTGAGTGCTCGGCCGAAAATGTAGTCGGAGGCCCTTGTCGCATGATATCGCGAGTTCTCGATGTCCACGATCATCAGTATAACCGGCCAACTAACGGCGATTAACTCTCGGTGTAGAACAATTGCGTGTA